ATTGTATAATTTACCTCCTAAGTAGTTCTGTATGTGAGTGTCTTGTGCTACCTCAATAAATTGTATTAATTTATCAGCATCAACATTCCCATCAATGATTGATTTTCTTTTTAGGTCGTTTATTGTTATAAAAAGTGCCTTTTCTGCCATATTTACTTAGTTTTAGGATATGCACCTCTATTCGGCATATCAGTAGGTCTTACTGGTACTTCTTTAGGGTTTGTAGGCTCGTTAAAACCATCTTTTACAGCATCAGATGCTTCTACTTCCGTATCAGCACTTACTTTCTTCTTGTAAACCCTTCTTTCCCAGAAATGGTGGCAATTTACACCGCCCTTGAATTTGAATAGGCTGTAATTTGCTCCATTATGACCTAATTCTTTGTTTAATCCTCTGAACGACATCTGTGAGATGTCTTCTTTTCTAAATACAATCTCTTTCTTAGTCAAAGACTCTAATTGCATACAGAATTTACGGCTATTCTTAGACTCTCTAACAGGAGAATAAGCATATCTAACCTTATACCCCGAATTGTCTTGAGAAGAGCGTGCAGACGCCTTAGAATCGCTCTCTGTAACTGCTAAAGCCGTCAAATCAAACTCTTCATTGTCGTTAGTTACTTCTTCAGAATGTACAAGCTCCCAGTCAGAGCTAATTACCTCTCCCATCTCTTCTAACTGAGCGTATAAGTCATCACCTTCATCATCAGAGAAGTCTAATTTAGCCTGGGAAGATAATTTCTCCCCAGTCTCTTCTTCTCTCTTGACTTTAGTAGATATATTATCTAATTCTGTAAACTCTATTGGTTGTAATGTTACAAAGTATAAGTTTAAAAAGATATTGTTAAATTGCAATATATCTTCCAAGCCATCTAAAATGGCTTGTTGGAATGGTCTAATAACAATATTATCCATAAGGATAGAAGCAGTTCTTAATTCTTCTGCATTGTTACCAAAACCAGTATTATCTTTAATACCTAAAAGGATTGGAGATACAATACCGTGACCAAGCATAATCTTCTCTCTACTCTCATCAGCTAAGAACTGATACTGAGCGTGAGCATCTGGCAAATGTATTGGCTCTAAGTCAGCCTTTGATTCAGCAGACTCATTAAATGTAAGGATAAACTTACCAGCATTAGAAGAGCCACTAAACTTATCCATTATCTTTCTTTCAATTAACTCTTGAGTTTCCTCATTAGGAACACCATTATTAAAGTTAATCAGTAAAGATGGCTGTAAGCCATTCTTTATGTTATTGATGTGGTAATTAGATACTTCTTCTTCAAGTGAGCAGTACTGTAAACATCCATTATAATCTACAGGTGCATAGTAATAGAAACCAGATCTGTAAGGCTTTAATACATAAAGCTCTATTTGGTCTGATTTACTACCGCAACCAAAAGTAGGTATTCTCTTAGGATTGTCAGAAGGCTTTATCTCAGCCCATTTAGGGTGATAGTAATAGGCATTAATCTTTCCATCTTTAGCCTTCTCAGCTCTCAATGTTTCCATTGGAAAGTGTAGTACTTTTACTATACTTGTCTTTTGTTTGTTGTATACTACTTGAATTGCAGCTTGACCAAGCATCTTATAGTCATTAGCTACCCTCTTAATCTCTCTTGATTTAAGAAGCATCTTCATTTTAGTGTACATCTCTGGCTTAATTGCAGAGTCCGTGGCTTCAAGGCCACGGCCATATATCATATCAACAATACCATTAATACAACGAGCATTGGTAGGACTACCTAAATACTTATCTATTAAGTTGTCAAAGTAGTCATTATCTTCGCCATATTGAACCCAATCCTTGCCGTAAACCTCCTTAACGGTTGGTGTTTGGTATCCAGATAAGTTTACGATCCTTGTAGAACCTTGCACTTTCTGTTTTGGCTGTATTGTTACGTTTCTGTGTTTCATATTATAATACTATATATTCATCATCACCATTACCAACGTATTCATTGTATTTGTTAGTATTTATAGTGTGAACAATCTCATCGTCAGTTTGGCTTGTTACATAAGCCTTATCTCTGTAAAATAAAGAGCCTCCTCTTGTAAACTCTAAATAATATGCGTTTTCCTCAGATAGTATACTAAATGCAATATCCATATATACGAAATTACTATTGCTATCTGGAATCGTTGCTTCAATATCTGTAATAGTCTCAGATTTGTTTGTGCCATCCTCTGTTATTGTCAAACTAACATTAGTAAATGATGCAGCTACAGTTGGAAATTCCCTTGGAATAACTGCAATTGTTTGAGCATCTGTACTTGGTAGTAATCTTATCATAATATGATAACTGAAAAGTATGTTTTTTGTTTTAAATAGAAAAGGGAGGGCATAAGCCCTCCCCCCTTCTGTGTTTAAGAGTACTGTGTTTAAGAACCAGCTACTACAGTAAATCCAACTGCTGTAGGAGTATCTCCTAAGAAGTTAGCAGGAACTCTTTCCATTCCTGTCAATGTAAGTGTGTATCCACTTAATTCATTCATTGCACCACCAGTAACGATAGTACCTCCAGTTACATCCATTCCGTGTTCTAATCCAGCTAAGAAGTAGTTTCCGTTGTAATCTTCAACGATAACTTGTGGTCTTCCATATGCTAATAATTTTAACTCTTTGTGGTCAGCTACACTTAATTTCTTTAAAGTGATTTCTAATACTTGCTCAAAAGCAGTAGTACCAGTAGCTCTGTCTGATTGGATGTTTTGTGTGAATGTTGAAGTTCCTTTAATGTCATATTTATATGCACTTGGAGTTCCAGCAATCGCATCAATAACATCAGTATTGGTAACATCATAAGTGATGGCACCTAAGTCCCCGAAGTTTACAAAATAAATGGCATTTAAACCACCTACTGAATCTTTACAAGGCTCAATTCTTCCTAATGATAAATCGCAAGCCATATGTTTTTATGTTTTATAGATTAATTAAAAAAGGGTAGGCAGGCTTTACGGCTTACCTACCCTTTTGTTTTATTTATAGTTATTATTAAGCTACTGGAGTATAAAGAACGACGTCAGAACCGATTCCGTATTGTACACCAGCTGTCAGTCTCATTACGATTCTCACGTTTTGAGATCCGTCAATGTCTGCCATATCAATAACTTTTACTTCGTTGTGGTCAGATAATAAACCAGTACCAAAGTATAAGTTAGATTTTTCAGCAGCTACGATGTAGTTGCTTGTAAGTCCGTTAGCAACAAAGATTTTAACTCCGTCAAAAGAAAGAGAACCGTTGTTCCACCATTGAGTACCTTGTGCGTTTGTACCAGCAGCACCTAATCCAGAAGCTCCGAATCCACCTAATGCTCTAACGTAAGCTCTTGCTACGTTTTGAGATACATATAAGTATAAATCTTCTTTTCCGTATAATGCAGCAGGGATAGCATCAACAACTTTTCCTAACTCACCAATTACGTTTGCAGCAGTAACACCACCAGCGGCAATAGAAGCACCAACTACATCAACTACATCAGCATCAGCAGTCATTAAAGTTACTAATCCGTCAAACTCACCAGCAGTAGCGTTAGTACCAGACCAGATGTTAGTTTCGTTCTTTTGTGCTACTTTAGCAGCAACGTGAGCGATTAAGAAATCAGCAAATGATGGAGGTAAGCTATCAAAAGCAGATATTCCCATTTTTACAGCCTCCCAGTCAGAACGGAAGTCTTTTTTACATAATTGTAAGTTAACTTGAAACTCCTCTGGTTGGATGATTCTTTCAGTTAATGTAACAGTTGATGTAGGATCAAAGTCACAAGTTGCGTTTTTAAGTACATCGTCAGTAGCAATCTTTTTGATTACTTCTTTGTACTTAATGTTTGGTTTTACTTCAATTCCACCATTCTCAATGGTAGAAGCAGATAATAATGCAGCAGAAATATATTTTCCAGCAAATTCACCTGCGTAAGTAGTAGTGATAGATGTGTTAGTTGGCATTGTTTTATTGTTTAGAGATTTTTGATAATACTAAGTCAAATGTAGTAGCGGCTCTTTTTTGAGCATACAAGTTTAAATTTCTTGAACCAACCACTTCCTCTGGAGAGTGAGTTAATTCTTTTACTTCTTCTTGAGCAGATAACTCAGTAGCATCAGCTAACTCAGCAGGAGCATCTTTAGGCTCCTCCGTACTCATAGATTCCATAATTTGGTCATACATAGCTTTCATTTCAGCCATTGCTTGAGCCAACTCTTCTTTAGTAGCATACTTGTCTTCGCTTTCAACAACATCTTCTACGATGTCTTCTGCCGCACCTTCTGGCATATCTTCAGCTAAAACCTCTTGCTCCTGCTCGGATAAAACTACTTCTTCTTGAACCTCAATAGCTTCAGCAGCTACTTCTTCAGGCTTAGAAAGCAGAATCTCCTTGAATTTGTCAACGATTTCTTTTGCGTTCATATTAATTGGGTTATTTATTTACTAAATATGTTATGATAACTGAAATACAACGAACTGTTATATTTTTAACTATCCGTTGCTTCTTGTGATAACTCTTACTCCGTTATCTTTCTTAACTTCTTGTACTTCTACTTTTTCAATCAGAGGCTTAGGAGCCTCTTCTTTCTTTGCTTTACTTTTCTTACTTTTAAACATTATTCTGAGATTTTGGTTATACTTCCTATTCCTTGATTAATCATATTGCCTTTACAGCATTTAGTTGAGTAGGTTCCGTT